TCATACTTACATTTGCTGTAATTCCTCGGCCTACTAATGCTGCTACAAGGTCTGCCTTTTGGTTTATGCCTTCCATTTCTTGCAGCGACGCTATTAACGCCGCTATTGGGTTGCTATTTATTAAATTCGCCATTGTTTCTCACCTCCTAATCTATTCAAACGCCCACCACTGTAAATTTAAGTTGGCTAGTGTTGCGTCGGTTAAAGTACAGCCGTCAGTTGTAAGCACTTTTGCGGTTTGATTTACTGTATGCAAGGCGCCGCCATTCTGTGATATTGTAACACCGTAGCTGGCTAACAGGTTATATACTAGGTCATTTATGCTGGATAGTGTTATAGACACTGTATAATTAGAATAGCCAGCAGTACCTAAACTAAAAAACATTTTGCTAGGCGTAAATGGAAGTCCTATCACTTGTATTAAGCCTGCTGCTGTTACTGCTAATACCCCAGCTTGGCTTCGTTTTCCTCCTGTACCTGTTACGCCGTCTATTACTATACCTGTCCTAATATTGGCCGCTACTAAGTTTGCGCTTTTACCCATTTTGCCTACCAACGTCGCCCAGGCTTCTGAAACTATAGCCGCTATGCCCCTGGTAGCTAGTGCGGTTACTACATTTTGCTTTATAGTGCTATTGTTTGCATCTGCCACATTATTAATAGCTATCAATGTTTCTTTTTGCGTCTGTAGAACAGTTACTTGAACTGCTACAGCATCAGTTCCAACAGTTGGCAAACCTATTACCGAAGCTAGTTCATTTCTTTGATTTATTCCTTCGCTAGCTTTTAAACTAGCTATGGCTGCTGGAGCTTTAGAATCTAATGGAATTTGACTCATTTTGAATTACCTCCTTTAACCATATATATTATATACAAATGGTAAATTAGCATAAGGTACTCCACTTGTGCCACATGTAAAACCATTTGCAGTGATGCTACTTGTATAACCATTAGTCGATTGTGAAGGAAAGGATAAAGCTGCATTATATTGAGCATCTATATACATGCACTGAGGCCAGTTATTTACAATTACCTGTACTAATTTAGGTTGAAATGGTAACCCAGTAACTATGGCTTTACCAGTAGCATCTGTGGTTCCTACTCCGCTAAACTTTTTTATAGTACCTGTAATACCATCTATAGTAACACCATTTGCTATATTTGCCGAGATCTTATTTGGATCACCTTTTATTTTACCACTAGATAGTGTTCCATCATAATAACCAGCTGGTATTGGTTGATCTACAGTACCACCAATCATAACTAGGGAACTTCCTACTTTATTAACTTGAGTTATAAATTTATCTACTAAAGCCTTTAAACTTTCTGTAGCCACTGAAGCTATACCTTTTAGAGTAAGATTAGCAGCTAAGTTTGCTTTTTGTGCATCTATATCAGTTCCTATTTTTATCCATGAATCACCAGCCACTGTAGGACTACCTAATTTTCCAGTTATATTAGTATTTACTACGCTGTTACTAAGATCTGCTTGATTAGCAATTGTAACTAGATCTAATAAATCAGAGGGTTTTAAACCACCTCCACCAACATTAACTCTTCCTACCGTCATTTAGACCACCTGCCTTATCAATTTCAAATCACATATAAAACTAGATGTCGGAATTGTATCTGCATATATTCTAACATATCCTGTAAAACTATTGTTGGCAGATTTAAGACTACTAGCTTTATCTAGATCAGCTACTCTTATATTAACATCTACAACAGTAGTATCTAAAATATCTGTATCTACTATATCATACTTATAAAATGAATTAACATCTAATGTCCAACCAGTTATTGGTATGGTTATGCCTGTTTTTATTTTAACTTCATTTCCTATAAGGTTAAGCAAATTGCCAGCAGCATTTTCATCTAAAATATCTTTTATTGTAACCAGCCAATCACTAAACTGAGCATTCCACTGTAAAAGTAGAGCATCAATATCTACAGTGTCAAGAATGCCGGTTACAAATGGACATTCAGAAGTACCTATTTTATTTGTAATATTGGCTTGAGTAATAGAAGTAACCCCTGCACCAACATAAATAAGACATAATGGATATTGATTAAGTTTTTCTGTTCTATTGAAAGTTGGGGCTAATGGATTACTTGATGGCGTACCTTTTATAATCTTAATGATATTTGCTCTACCTTCATCATTTGAATTAACTTCTAAAATTACAGCATCAATTCTATTAAGAACTATTTCAGATTGAGTAACAGTAAGCGCTAGTAGTGCATCATTGTTAGTCCATGTATGATTAAACCATGCTCGTCCTAAGCCAACATGCAAGCCCATACCAGTTGTTGCAGTACATATTAATGTGTCTGCTATAGACATGAAGACTCCATCATTAATTATGCCATCAAATAATGTTGACATCTGAACAGTATTATATTTTCTATCACCATTTAATGAGTTATAAAAACCATATGTTAAACTCATATTAAACCTCCTTTTTCTTTTGTCTTAGACTATTGTGAATGTTGGATAAGCAGTTATGCCATTAGCATTTTGAGATCTAATTAACTCCGTAACTCTAGATTTAGATGTAAGTCCATAATCACTAGCTATTTGTACTATATCTCCCATAAAGAAGTCTATTCCATACTTATACATGCCAAGAGTATCTGCCTCACCATCAAATGTTTTTGTAATGGAATTAACATTAAGATCGTCAATTCCTTTTTGGATTAACTGTGCAATATAATCAGCATCGGACAATGTTACATCATCAACAGTTTGGTTAATGCTACTTGCGTCCGTATACATCTCTCTCCTAGATAAATCAACACCACCACCAACAATAGTTGTCTTACGATTAATTCCTTCTCCTTCTCCATCAACAACAGTAAGTGTTTTCATGATTTTTTGAGACTCTTCATAATTACTGTTTGTTAGATTGTCAAATTTTGGTGAGAAGACCACATATGGATTTAGAAGTTGATCATAAGATCTATCTATTCCCGCATATAATTTAAATATAAATTGATTTGTCTCCGAAAGAGTTAACTTGAATCCAATATTATTTGCTGAACAGAGTTTTTGAATGGTATCATATAAATCTAAACCTTTAGTAAATTGTGCTTCTACGGTTAATGCTGTAATAATTGGATCTGTGGAAACTTCAAATATAAAATTAGAAATTGCTCTATCAGTTATAATAGGTGAAATAACATTCTCATCTAATAACTTTTTTATTCCATTTTGAAAGTTTCCCGTTAATACTGTCTGGGTCCAAATAATACGACGATTAATAATAGATTCAATAGATCTACCAGTTACCAATAAACAATTACCTTTTTCTATATCAGATTTGATAACCAAACTCTCAATAAGCATTAAATGATCTGAATCAGCACACCAAATATAGTAATCTTCTTTTAAATAGTCTAAAAATTCTATTGTTGCTTGAGTATAAATCTCAAAGTCTCCATATCCACAATATCTATCAGTCCAAATAAGAGACTCAAAAGTATCTAACATAGCAACAGATTTTAAATTAGTATCTAAAATTAATAACTCCATGCTATACTCCTTCGTAAACTATTTGATTTTCTATTCTAAATTGTAGATTAAGACTTCCAGTATCAGCAGTAAAGGCAAATAGATTATCACCTTTAGTTAACTGAAACCAGTCAGCATTTTTATCTAAACAATTAATTATGTTTGTGTATACACCATTTCTTAACAATTGAACTGTTTTTTTACCCTTTACTGTAGAAATGATAATATCATCTCCAGCAATAAGCCCCGATCCAGTTAATGCAAGTAATCTAGTAGTATCGAGTTTCATAACCTCACGAGTTGCGGAGTTATAAATTGTTAAGTTTGTTGCTGGTCCAAGAGCATGAATATAAATAACAATACCTATTTCAGAATCACCTTCATAGTATATTGTCTGTTCTTGATTTGTAACAATCCTACCCATCTCAAGCAAATTCACAGTAAGTGATTCATTCGAAAAGGGAAATTCAAACATTGGTTCTATCCCTGCAAATACTGTTACCGTACTTCCAATTGAATAAAAGTTTGGATCAGGACATATAATTGAAATCTGAGTTGTTTGACTAGCACTAAAAATTATTGGTTCATTACTCTCAACATAACCATAAGCCTTACAAGTACGAATGTCAGTTTCAATAACTAATTCTATTGGCTTAGAGAGTGGAAAATATTTATAAGTTTTTTGACGAATTAGTTCAACTGTAGGCATTGATAATAATTTCAATGTAAGTACAATATTCCGTTTTTCAATTCTTGCTGAGTTGAATAATGAACCATTAGAACTTGATAGGTCAGTTAGGTTTATGTTTGCTTTACTTGGTCCTAAACCAGTTACTTCAAGGACAGCGAACCCAGAGTTTTCTGGGTACACCAATTCCATTTTTATAGATTCGCCCAAGTAATTTATCGCAGTTATTGATTTTATCATATTGGCTTCACCAATCCTTTCATTGTTGAGATTTGATTCTTCGTCTGAATATAAATATCAATTCTCGATAAAGCTTTAGGCGAATAATTGTTTTGAACAAATGATATAGGAGTTCCTTGTTTATCAACATCCGTTTGTTGAGAACTAGTACTCTCTGACTCTGTTTTATTTTTCTGTATACTATTTGCCGTACCATTAGCTGACTTAAGGGACCCATTAACAGAATATTCGTCAAATTTATCCATCATACTGTATAATTGTTTACTCCCATTTTGAATGTTTGACAGATCAAATACTGGACGTATAACTGGTTCAGAGTCTATGTTATTAGAAACTATATCAGAAATGCCTGCAATTGCCTTAGAAACGGCAGTTATTGCACCAGTACCTAAATCTTTAGCTGAATTTGCAACTTGATCGGCATAACTAGCCAAACCATTGATAAGTCCTTGACCAGCAAATGCTCCAACCTTAGCAAATTCTGTAGAAGGGGAATGAATACCTAAAGCTGCTTTAGCTGCATTTAATGCTGCCAATGCAACTCGTGCTACTTCCTGAGCCAATGCAACTCCTTTACTAGTTACCCCTTGTTGTATACCTGCTACAATATTTGCACCAACTGACATCCAGTTAGGCGTAGACATTATAGTTTGAATATTAGTAGCTAGCTTTGTAAATTCTGATTCAGTATCAGTTCTTAAGTTAGTTACTGTTGTTGAAACCTTAGTCGAAAGATCTGAGAATTGACTTTGAGCAACTAGACTTAATACTCCTACTTTTGAAGCCCATTCAGAGTCTAATGCAGAAAGTTGACTAGCAGCCTCAGCATTTAGACCAGCCATTGAGTTTGACCATGTAATGTTATATGCATTCAAAGCAGTTGCTGCATCAGTGTTTAATTGAGATATCTGATTTACTGTTTGTAATCTTAGATCCTCAAGTTCGCTAATTGATTCAGTTTTTGCTTCGTCATGTTTTGTTTTCCACAATGCTACATAACTAGTTAGTTCTGAATCACTCATAGTATTTAAAGCAGCAATTTGAGTAGCTGATTTTGGCCCCATATCCTTAAGTTCTTTAAGTAAATCGTCTCCGATTCCTTTTTGAGATAATCCAGATAAGTCTTGTTTCCAAGTTTCAAATGCCGTAGTCTGATCTTGTAAATTCTTAATCAAAGTTGCACCTGTTATTGGTTTTTCTTTAGTAACAGCATCAAACAAACCATAAGCACTATACAATGAATCTGCTCTAGATTTAATAGCATCTTCATATGCTTTATTAGCACTTTCTATGTCCGTTGCTAACTTGTCATTAATTTCTTTTGTCTTTGCATAATAATCATCTTGTAATGCTTTTCTTTTTTCGTTCGTAGCTGTTTCAAGATCTAAAACACTCTGAGCATGACTTTTGTTAGCTGCATCTATTTCATTTTCAAGTCTGTAAACCTCTCTATCTGCCGCTTTACGTTCATCTGTTCCAGTTTTATACTGCTTCTGAATCTTTACCCAAGCATTAAGTTCTTGTGTTAGGTTCATTTGATTATAGTATTTTAGATCATCAATTGCTCCTGTTTCGTCTGAATATTGTTTCTTTAACATCTCATTCTTAACTCTATATACTTCCTTATCAGCATTTATACGCTCGTCAGTACCAGCTTTATACTGTTTCTGAATAGTTTGCCAAGCAGCAAGTTCCTGTTCTAAACTTAATGTATTATAATATTTTTTAGAGTCAATTAATTTAGTTTCATCATTGTATTGCTTTTGAGACATTTCATTTTTAACTCTATATACTTCTTTGGCAGCATTTAAAGATGCTTCAGTACCAGCTTTGTATCTTGCCTGAATTGTTTGCCAAGTATAGAGTTCTTCTTCCAAACTTATATCATTGTAGTATTTACGATCGTCTATCCAAGATTTTGCTTCTGCAAATACTCCTTCTGACATTTTCGTTGCAGCAGAAACTACATCCTTACTACTATCATGAATACCATTAGCCATTCCCCTACCAATCATAACTCCAACCTGATCTCTAAATAATCTAGAAGGCGAATGTATTCCTAAGAAATTAAGTGCCGCTTTGAATGCGCCAGTAGCAACATCCACAACTGCATTAGCACAATTGTTAGCCATGTTTCCAATTCCTTCAATCATACCTTTGATTATGTTTTGTCCAGCATCTACCATTTTGAATAATTGTTGCTTTATTCCTCCAACAATAGCATCTATAAGATTATCACAAGCAGCAATTATAGCCGCTGAATTGTTTCTGATAGCATCTGCTAATCCATTTATAAATGAAATTACTAACTTAAATGCAGCATCTATTATGCGAGGTAATCCATCAGAAATACCTTGAATAAATCCTACAACTATATCAACTCCAGCTTTTATAAATTTGCCTATGTTATCAATGACAACTTGTACTATGCTGAGCAATAAAGTAAGAACCTTTTGTAAAATTGTAGGAACCCACTTAATCAATGCAGTAAGTACTGATGATAATATCTCTAATACACCATTCACTATCAATGGAATACATTGAATAAGTGTTGGTATAACTGCTTTGATCATTGTAACTACTGTTTTACAAATAAGAGGAACTGACTCAATTAACACTGTACATAAGGCTACTATTCCCTCTCCAATTTTCTTAAGAATTGTAGGAATCAATGATGCAACACCTACTACTATAATGGTTAAAGCTGCAACTATAGCCGTAGCTCCAGCCGCCGTCATCGTGGCGAGTGCCGCAAAGCCAACTGCTAATGCTGATATGCCTAATCCAATTAATAATAGTCCAGCTCCAACAGCAGTTATACCAATACCAAATAAGACTAATGCTGCCGATAATCCAAGAATTGCTGGAATTAAAGGTGTTAGAACTAACCCTGCTACTCCAAGTATAACAAATATACCAGCTAAAGCAATAAGTCCTTTGATAAGACTCTCCCAAGACATTGCTCCTAGTACAGATAATACTGGGGTTAATACAGCTAATGCTGTTGCCGCTATCAATAATGCAGCTGAACCTGCAAGTGTACCGCTCATAGCATATAGAGCAATTGTTAATATAGTTAATGCTCCACCCATAGCTACTAAACTACGTCCTAAATCTTCCCAAGACATTGATGCCATTTTTATCATAACTCCTGCTAAAATATTTAGAGAAGCAGCTACAATTGCTAGACCAGTACCAGTAAATATTAGATTCTTAGGCATTAGATTCATTGCTAATGCTACTTCAGCTAAAGCAACTCCCATACCAGTAAGACCCTTACCTATTTCATCCCATGACATACTACCAAAGTCTTTTAATGCAGATGCTAATATTTTCATAGAAGCTGCAATAACAACTAAGGCCAATCCAGTAGATATAACATGTTTAGCATCACCTGTTAATTTGGTGAATACCATAATTTCTGCAAGTAATAGACCAACACTAGTTAATCCTTTACCTATTTCTTCCCAAGACATATCTCCGAAGTCTTTACATGCTGAAGCTAGAATCTTTATAGCTGCTGCTAGAATAACAATACCAGTTGCTGTTACTATAGATCTAACACTGAATTTAGCAGTATTTAAGAATAGAGATATTTCAGCCATTAGTACTCCAACACCAACTAAACCTTTAGCAAGTTGTTCCCAACTTAACTTAGATAGATCAGCACAAGCACCTGCTAAAATCTTAATAGCCACAGCAAAGGCAATCATACCTACAGAACCTTTAATCATTGTGCCGCTATTACTAGATAACAATTTTGCAGTTCCTACTAATATACCAGCTAATGCAGCAACACCTACTATACCTTTTGTTAAACTATTCCAATCAAGATCACCTAAGTTTTTCATAGCAACCGATAGTATAAGAATAGCAGTTGCCATTGCAATTAAGGTTGTACATGCAGCCATGGTTTTAATGCCAAAGCCACTAATCTTAGTAAATATAGACATTGACAATAATAGTTCTCCAAATAAAGTAGTAATTGCACCGAGAGAAACAACTAATTTAGCTGAATCGATTAATGAAATGGCTACTATTGAAGCTGCTAGAATTGCTATGGCTAAACTTATCTTTAACAATACATCAGCCTTAAGTTTTAATTGATAACTCTCAAAGCAACCTCTAACTCCATCAAGAATACCAGTAACACTTCCCAACATACCTTGTACACCTTGTAATGGAGAGGCTATGTTTTTTAAGAATTTATTAATGCCTAAAGCAAGTCCGCCTATAGATAAACCTGATATTAAATCAAGTATTCCATTAAAATTTGCACCAGCAAATGAACTAACAAATTTATCTGCTAATTTACCTAATAGATCTATAACTGCACCTACTATAACCTTAGTTGTTTTCCACAATATACCTAGAACCTGAACAAATTTACTATTAGCAAAGGCCAAGCCTATACCCATAAGAGCATTAGTTATTCCGTCCTTCATGCCAGTAGCAGAATCACTAACCTGTGACATACGTTTATTTAATAATTCAAGAAACGAATGAAAAGCTTTAAATATATCAAAGTTAAACTTTTTAGAAATTGCTTCTGCAAATTTTACAACCGTTTCCTTTATAGCATTGCCTAAATCTAAGAACCCAGTAACTACCATTTTGATTCCACTAACGAGTGGTTGTAGGACTTTATTGAATATATCTGATTTCTTAATAACTTTGTCTAGATTTACTAACCAGTCTCCAAACGAAGCCGTAACCCCAAGAACACCACTACTTAGACCACCCATAGAACCAAATAAACTTCCTACTGCATTAAATATTGCAGAGAATATTTGTTTACCTATATCTAGTACAGCAAATAAACCTTTAAATGTAGATTTAAGATCTGCTGATTGAGTTGTACTAAGTTTAAACATATCAATTAAACTCTTTAGACCTACTGTTAATGCTACAAGTTGTTTACCTGTAGTTGGAGGGAATATTTCTTTAAATGCACCTGAAACTATTTTTACAATATTGCTTACTTCTCCAAAAGCCTCACTAATAGCTTTTATTAATATAGTTCTACCGCCTAAGGCTTTCCAATCAGCTAGCATCTTATTACGAGCATCTGATGAAGCCTGAAGAGCACCACCAATACTATTACCAACATTAGTCCATAAAGCAGAGGCTTCATCAAGAGCACCTATTACTGTTTTAAAACTTGTAGCCCAGCCAGTAGCAACATTTGATTGCAAAGTATCCATCAATTGAGTATAAGACTTTATTTTTGTAGCTGAATCATTAGCAGTCTTACCTAATTCCTGAATTTGAGCAATTTGTTTAGCTGAGTAACCCATAGATTTTAATTGTTCGGCTCCAAGATCTCCAGTATATTGTGATAATGTTTCAAGAAGAACTTGAGATGTTAACCATCCTTTTGTAAGGGAATCTTTAAAGCTTCCTTCCTTCTTAATCATATCATCAACCGCAATGCCATGAGTACGAGCTGTTTGTTTAAGTTGATTCTGAAAGTCAGTACCACCAATACCAGCATTAACTACTGAAATCCAATCTTGGGCTTTAACAGTACCACTAGCAACTGCTTGTGATAATTGATAAATAGCAGAATTAGCTTTTTCAGCATCTCCTCCAGTAAGGGATACAAGATTGAATATACCTTTGATTCCTGTAACAGAATCTTTAAGATTAACTCCTTGTGCTGTAAATAATCCAATAGCCTTAGTCATATCTCCAAAACTATAAATTGTTTTATTAGCATAATCATTTAAGGTTAACAACGTTTTATTAATATCTCCAACTGTTGAACCAGCAGTTTTAGTATTAGCAAGAATTGTTTGAAAAGCTGTAAGTCCTTGTTCATATTCAGAAAAACCCGCTTTAATTGGATCAACGGTAAGTGACGACATTATTCTTTTTCCAGCAGTTAATGCTGAATTAGCTATATTAGCAAGTGCTGTTAAAGCTACTACTTGAAGTAATGAAAATTTTACTTTCATTGACTCTATACCACTTGAAATTCCATCAAGAGAAACTCTTTTTGCAGAAGTACTAATTGCTTCTAAACCTTTAGCAGAATTAGAAAGATCTAACCCCTTCTTTAAATTATCAAGTGATTTTAAAGTATTACCAACATTAGATTCAAAGTCTTTATTATTAAAACTCATTGAGACTACTCTATTGTCAACTGATGAACTCATAATGCATTAACCTCCTTCCATACTTGATTTGATATCTCATCAAATATTGGTTTTATCGCTGGATTAATATAATCTCGTCCTTGGACATATCCGCCATTTTTTGTACCGTGACCATATTGTAAAATTATAGCAATAGGTACTCCATCCACTACATTGGAATTATACCAAGATATAGTTGTCTGACCTTTAGTGCTTTTAATTTTATAATACCAAGAACTAGCAGTTTTACCTGAATCAATAGGAACATTATTTGAAAGTGCCTTTACACCTTTTTCTCCATATGCCTCTAAATTTTTTAAATGGGTTTTGTCTACTACTTTATTTAAGAATTTAGAAGTTTTAGAGAAATCACCATTTTGCTTAAAAGTTATCATAGTAAACCTCCATTATCCTTTGCTATTTAATTTTTTTCTTCGTTCGTTATTTAATCTTGTATTTTTACTCATTATTTCAGACTTAGACATTGGTTTTTCTTTAGTGTTCTTTTTATCACATACTCTTATTAGAGTTAATAATTTATTTAAATGCCATTTTTGACAGTCAAAAGGTATGTTATAACTAATCATCCAAAAATAAATTATCTCTGATGTTATTATTTCTCTAGACGTATCTTTAGTATCATTACCAAATGTAGTAGCAGTCATAGATGCATCTATATATCTAGTTACATCTTTCATGTTACCATTTGTAAGGTTATCATATGTTTGTTTAGGAACATTTTGTGTCATTGTCATACATCTTATGTAATCAATAGTTTCTTCATTTGTTTTTATATCTTTATTAAGAAATGGTTTACACCATTTTGATTCCCATTTGGAAAGGGAGACAAGTGAATGCTCAAGTTGTAATACTTGTTCTTTTGACTTTATAAATTCATTCTTAATTTCATCATACTTTTCAAGTTCAGGTACAATAATCTGAAGCATCTTTATCCCCCTTAATGTTTATTGTTTTGCTAATATTTTTTGTTCTACTTGAGGTATTACAGCGTTTACAAAAGCTGCAGCCATTACAGAATCTGTTGCCAATTCCATAAACAGAATTGAATAGGCTTCTGTTTGAGAGAAACTTGTTGTTACTTCATCATTTTTTATGAATTTTTTGCCATCTGGTGATTTTTCACCATAAGCTTTAAGTACAAATTCTTTAAATATCTTTATAATTGAAGGCATGTCCTGAGCTTTAATAACATTAGTTATCATTTCAGCCGCTCCGCCTGTTGTTGACAATTCCATTTCTATTACCTCAGTTTTTGTAAGGTTAAAGAAAAAGTCCTCTGTTCGTTCATTGTTGTTATAGTCGGTGTATGTTATTGTTTTTTTTAACATATTAATATCTCCCTTCAAGATAGTAAAATTTTCATTTGTAAAAAGACCCTACCTACATAATAGGGTCTCTTAATTGTTGATACGCTTATTATCACATATAGTGTATCATTATAAGACCTCTGCTAACACAGAATGGCCTTTTATTTTATTAAGCTGCTCCTATGAGCGTAATTATTTCAGCTGGTAATGGAAGTCTAGCTTCTTCAGCTTCTGCTCCAAATAGAATAGCTTCTACTATTAACATTTTAGCAGGTGTTATTTTTGTTGAATCTAATGTTAATGATGCTGTTGGTTTAAATCCAGGTACTACTACAGGAGTAGTTGATATTCCCCATGATAAAGTTATTGCTTCTGGACTTTCGTTCATAGTCTTATAACCTTTCTCTGATGGTGAAGCCATTGCTCCATATATTAAATGAATTTTATAACCATAATCAGTTCCTTCTTCATCATTACCAATAGTTGTTGTATAACAAAGACCAAATGTTTTACGAGACTGTTGTCCAGCAGTAACACCTAAAGCAATTTCAGCAGAACCATCACAAACTGCAAATTCATCTGGATATGTGTATGCTTCGATAGTTGCACCGAATTGTTCTGCAGACATTAGGTTTAAATACTTAATATCATCTGCATACATAGGGGTAGCTTCTGCACCTGAAGGACTTTCTGTAACAGCAGTTAAACCATTCCATGCTACGCCTAAAGAATACACTCCTCCTGTTTGTAATGGATAAAGAACACCTTGCTTTACCCCTGTTTCATATAATCTTTCACCTGATAGATCCCAAGCTAATTTTGCCATTTTAATATTCCTCCTTAAATTTAAAAATATAGTGTAAATGCATCATGATTAAGATTATCAATAGTATAATTTCGATTAAAACTACAGAATGGCAGTTTAGCCACTTCACCTATTATTATACTGTCTGGATCTCTGTCAATCACAATTACTTCATATGATATTTTAAAATCATACGCTTTATCATTAGCATATTTAGTATTAATTTTATCTCTAGAATATACAATTGCTGGATATTCCATTCTTACTGTTTCGGGTGGTTGAAAATATACATTAGTTGAACCTATAAGATTCTCTAATTTAAGTTGCAGATCAATCTGTTTTCCCATTATATGCACCACCCATACTTAGTATTAATCTAGGGAATTGTACATCTACGTTTGAAACTTTCCACTTACTTCCCATATACTCAATGTATAATATAGATTGAAAATTCTGATTGGCGAATGGATCGGCTACAATACTAATCGCATTTGAAAGCTTTATATTATCATTGAGAGTACTAGTAGGAGATAGACTCCTACTGTTTTTAAGTACCTCCCCTGAGTAAGGTTTAACGGTTATAACTGGTTCCCATATTCCAGGTCGAGTTTTAGTCATTATTCCGTAGCCGATGTTTCCAAAAAACTTTGCCATTTTGAATCCTCCTATACGTTAGCCAGCTATTACAGTTACAAATTCATACACTTGAGCTGAGTTAGGCTTTGTTAATCCACCAGAGCATCTAGTCTCCATTAAATATTTGAATTGATTGAAATCAATATCAAAATCATCAAAAGTAGCAACCTGACCACCTTTATCTGCTCCGAAATTATAGTCTCTTAGGTTAACTTTGATTGCCATTAGTTCTCTAGTATCATTCTCGGTGCCAATGGTTCTTGTCATACCTTCTATCTGAGGTATTTCTACAATTGCACTAACTCTAAGAGCTGCACAAAGTGTAGCATCAGACTCATAGATCCTTCTACCAGTAGTATCTTCAATCCATAACATATTGGTATGAATATCTGGAGTTGTATAAAGAACTGGACTTCCAGAACCTTTATATCTCTTATTGGTAAGTGCTATTTGTTTAACCATTGATTTGAAGTCTGTCTTAGTTGTTAATTCTTCTTTAATCGTATACAAATCAACGTCTGAATAAATAGGTATGATGTTTTCTTCATTTATTTTATAAATATCATCAACAGCTCTTCCATCGCCAAGTAATGCTGCTAAAGCAAGCTCTTCATCTAGTAATGTTCTTAACTGAAAACGAACCATTGCTACTATATCAAAGTCAATTACATCTAGTATGTCATCTCTATCCAATTTCTGTTTAACATAAACCGTTGTTGGTGTAATAACACGTTTTGAAGCTTTGAAATATACTTCTTTTTTCTCAGTAGCTTTTATATATCCCTTAGCTCTTGCAGTATCAATATCCATATCAGCAATAACTGATTTAACTCTACTAAATGGACTCTTGCTAATACCATTAAGTATTAATTGAACCCAACTATCTTCTCTCTTTAACCAAGTAGGATCTTTGGATAAAGTTTGAGCATCTGGAAATAGAACATCGATATTTTCAATACCATATTCTACAGCATGAGATAAGATGGCCTCCTTTAATGAACCTGATTTTTGAGCGTCAGCTAAGATAACCGAGAATTGAGCATGAGTTAATGTATTACCCTCTTTAGTAGTAGTATCTTTGTTGTCAAATAGATTTTTTTTCATTATTACTGTTCCTCCTTTGATTAATGAATGTGTGATTAATTGAGTATCGGAAGTTTTATCTTCCAAAGCACTAGTTATTAAAGAACAAACTACACCTTTTTGTTCTTCAGTAAACTCATCATATACCTCTTGAACTGTTTTATCTCCAGCAGGTGGAGTAGTACTACCAGGGGGTGTATCTGCATGTTCAATTTCAGTATTTGATATTGCAATTCCTGAATAGATAATAGCTTCTTCAGCAACAGTATCATATTTATCCCCATGTTGAATACAAAGATTATCTATTAATGCTCCAGGATTTGCTCCAGCAAGAACCAGACTTACTTCTTTAATATTACCATGTTCTACGTCGGTGCCTTTTTGTTTTAATTCATTTGCATAGATTGATAAGTTCTTAATATCGCCATGCTCAACAAGAACTTTAGCATTCTTACCAGCTTCTGAATCATTGAATGAACAAAATGCATAAACACCATCGGCTCTATTTTCAAGAAGAGCATGTCCCAAAACATTATCAGGATTGTTATGCATATGCTGCCAAACGAGAGGCACCGTTATTCCATTATTCTCTTTAAATGCGTCTTTACGAATTGTTCTTCCATCTGTACATTTAAGATCATTTTTTGTGGCATAACCACTAAAATTGTACTTCATTTTATTGTCCTCCTTTATTTAGATCTACAATATTTGTAGTATCTTTCTGTGGTACTTGATTATTTAAGTTTTTATTACGTAATTCATTTGCCTTAGGATCTTTTGAAGGCTTATAATGAATTATGCCTCTAACCTCATTAGAAGTTAATACCTCATTACGTGTAAATTTATCTGCTATATTGGCCAACTCACTAACAGGAACTAACTTGAAAGGATCTCTAAAATATTGAATAGATTGGCGTTGAGTTCTAGCAGTTTTAGTTAAGAATTTACGTTTCATTTCATCGGTAATTGTTGACAAACATGGTTCAATTGTTCTACTAAAATAATTAAGCATTGTTTTTTCATCAGCCGTACCATCAAAGATACTTTCAGTCAATCCTAACTGGTTATATAACATGCTCGTTAGATATGTGATCTGAGTCATCAAATTATTATCAGCTGATCTATTTAACTGAGTGATCTTTTCAGTTCCATCAGTATAAGCAATACCATATTTAGAACCAGTTAACTGCATTTCAATTTCCTTACGTCTATTATCAGCTTGCTCACGACGAGCAGGGGATTTTATTACGTATGGTAATTGAATTATTATGTCTAACTTACCAGAGCCACTTTGTTCATCAATTGCATCTAAAATATTTAACTTTTCAATTAAACGTTTTAATGTTGAATTTGGTTCGTTCATAACAGCATATAATGGATTTTCAATAATTGCCACCATATTTTTAGGAACATTAATTTGTTCTTTATAACCTTTTTGCTCATTATAAATATCAATTTTTACCATAGTTGGATACCATTCTATAATTTTTCCAACTCTTAAAGTTTGAATTTCATACGCATCACTAATAGCTGGGTCCATTGTAGTATCTATTGGTGCTACAGCAACACTTCCTTCATCGAACATAGACATGGATATATCCATCATTAAAGAACGTCCTGTTTGATCGATGTTAGCTTCTACAGATAATGCATTATTTAGAGAAGAAGGTATATCTTCTAGATATTTATTGTTTTCATCAAGTTTAACATGGGCTATATTAACAGATGCAATATCAATTGCTAATCTATTATATAAAGCTCCTACTATTGACTTTGCATTTGTTCCTCTCAATCTAACTCTATCTGGACGGCTAGAATATCCTGGACCTGTGTCTTGATAATTTGATCTTGTTGGATCTTTGTTTAGAAATGCATTCCAAGCATGTTGTATTCTGTTGTTAAGAGACCGCTCCATAAGTTCCTCCTTTGTTTAGCTAATCAAAAGCTTCTTTATTAGCTTTATAAGCTACATATGCATCCATTAAAGCGGAGACATTATCTATTTTTTCATCAGACCGCTTTTTTAGTAATTTACGATTACCATTTGTATCTTCTAGAGTTATACTATTACCCATAGCAAAAGACATAAGGGCCTGATCAAATATTAACATTCTATCTTCTGCCATATCTTTAATTTCACCAAGTGGAACTGACTCTGTCTTTGCTCCTTGTATTACTTTTTCTATTCCAAAAGGGCCATTTTCTTGTTCCCATCTTGTAACAAATTCTTTAGCATTATAAGGGTCAAATCCAAAGGTTCTAATATCATAACATGACTGTATAATGTATTGATCTAAGTCTTCATAGACTTCCATCATGTCAAGAACAGTTCCTTCCATTATGATTAGACTTCCTTCTTTAATGAATTGGTCATACTTTATTCGCATAGCTCCTGGAAGTTTCATAAGAGTTCTTGATGTTATATAACTTCGAGTTTTGATGCCAAATCGTTCACGAGGCAAAGGAAATAAGAATGTAAAAGCACAAAAGTCATCGCCTTGTGACATATCACCACCAAGAGAACAAGCCATATTCCAAAAATCTCTTTTACGATGTGGTAAAGTTTCTTCATAAGTAAAATAATAAGTATATCCTTCCATAGGAAGTCCAAAACGTTTAGCAAGTATATCATTTCTAGCAGCAGGAGCCTTTTCAGCTCTTTCTACATCAAGTTGATACACTTCATATCTAACGGTCTTTCCTATATTAGGATTAGCCTTAGGCCACATTGATGGATCATTAACTTCTTTAACATCGTCGAGTTTATACCACCAAATCGATACATGAGGATTGATATATTCGCCCTTTAATATATCTAATAGTTCTAATTTAATTGTATCTCCGCTACTATTACGAACAGTACCTTCTGAACTTACAGCAATTATTAAATAATCATCAAGTTTTGATGCTCCCTGTTCTATAGCTCCTATAACATCCTCACGTATGTCTCCCGATAACCATTCATCGACAGTTGATACCTTATTTCTTAATCCCTGTAATTTATCTATAGTCATAGGTCGAACTTCTATTAATGAACCTGTAAGAAAGTTCTCAATACCCTTTTTAGTTGATACTAATTTAACACGATTGGCTCTCGAACCCGTTGTATTTTGTAAAGATCCTTCTGTTAGGAATTTAAATAGAGGTCCTCTTGCTCTTGTTATAGCTGTTCTTATTGGAGACATAACTTCATCTGCTTGTTTCATTGTTGGAGCTGTTGTGATTTGGTTTGTAGTCGAAGTATCAACATTCTGAAAATATGATTGTATACAAGACATATATAAAGACTTAGCTGCACCTCTTCCGACTATAAGATATTGTTTATTTATTAAACGCCTTTTATAATTTTTCTTTACATAGTGTCCACCATGATTATCTGGATTTGGTTCATATGAACTTATCTCTTCGAAATAAAACCATGAAAATATTACTTCTGCCCATAATTTAAAACTATCAAGCAATATTAAATCTGATCCATCAGTTAATGTTAATTCATTATTACAATATTCAATGAATCCTTCTACTGCTTGATCATCATAATATACTCCAGGATTACCTATTAAGGCATCAATCCTATTCATCTCCATGGATATTTCTTTGCAGACAGGGATATCTCCTCTCATTACTGAGTTTTTAAATTCGTTATAGTATTTTGGTGTCGCAGTATTGCTTAGTGACATAAATTATCTACTTGGCACTTGTATTAGATTTAGTTTTTGATAATAGCGTGTCTATACCCTTACCCATATATTTAGTAATATAGGTTTGGGCTAACTGTTTACCTGAATTAACAATTAAATCTGTAACGAATTTTTTCCCTGGACTAATGTCTTCTTTTGTAAGTTGTTTATAGGTTTTTTCTAATTGTAATCTCTCATTAAATTTCTTTAATTGAGAATTGCTTAATGTTTTAATTTCTTTATTTTTAAGACTAACCTTTAGATTATGGTCAGCACTATTTGGTGGCTTTTCTGCTTTTTTAGCATCCAATTTTGCTATATGTTTATTTATCATTGAATTTCCTTTTGAACTACCTGCTGCTTTTTTAGAACCCCAATGCATTCCTATTTTTCCAAAGTGTTTTAATTCAGTTTTTTCCATTAGGTATTTACCTCCTCTACGATTACAATTTTAGGATCAGCACTAACCATAAGTCTCCACTCATACTCGTCTGCTTGCGATTTCATAATTTCGATTAATGCATTACTTATAGGCGGATCAAATATAAGACGAACTTTTAAATACATATATGATTTTACAGCTTCATACATTAAAATGTTTGGAAGATAATCTTTCCATTCTTTTATTTTATCCGATATTGAAAATCCCTCTGCTGGCCCAACTCCTATTTGATTGAGTACAAACAATACAGAATTTATATGCATAGTAATATCATTATCGAAATGGATATCTTCTTCTCCAACTCCTAATAGTTTTTTTATTGATGTCAGTATACTTTCTTCCATATCAATACTCCTTATTATAAAAATTATAGCCAGGGACAAGTATCATTTTTCTTTCGTATAGTGGGACCAATTATAAGACGAGATTTATCTCCATAGTGTATAGCATTGTGAGTATTTAAAGTTGTGGTTATTAAATTTTCTGGATCAAACACTATAGGATTTCTATTAAGAATGTCTTCTTTTGTAATTGTATTTAAATGATGAATCATAATTACTCCAAAGATTTCAAAGTCTTCACAAGCTAGATCATTTCCATCATCTCTAATTATTATTGTTCTTCTAAAGTTTCGCCATTCCTTAGATGTATAGAAAACTTGATTAAGCCATCTATTAAAACCAAAAGTTTCTTTACCAACTTTACCATCCAATTTTAAATAATCAAATCTATCTTGGAAAGTTCTTAAGGTTATTAATTCAGAATAACTTCTACTCATCTTCATTTGAATCTCCTTTGCCAGAATATTTTCGCATAGCGTTAAGTGCATTATTATAAAGTTCTTCAACATTCTTTGATGATTTAAGAGCTTCGGTTTTTGCTACTATTAATTTCTTTTGCTCAACTAAAATATCTTTCTCAATACGTTCTTTAGTAGATCCGAGTCTAAGATAATGAGCTATAACCTGAGATGATGCAGTTCCTTTTATTAATTGTTTCTCTGCAAGATCTACAGCAAGTGCTATTAGTTGATTTTCTCTTCCTTCTGGCGTTGCTGCTGGTGCTCGTTTCTTATTTGAGTCCAATACAGGTTCATTTCCATTTCTCATTATCTATCACCTCCAACTGTAATTATCTTTAGTATAACTTATTGTCTATCTCTTTAGACTTATTAGATGCTTTTGATAGTGATGGCAAGACTTCGAAGAGGGTTTCTTCTTTTATTCTTGAAAGGAGTATGGTTTCACCAAACCATAAATTGTAAAATCAGCCATCACTATAAAAAGCATCTAAAAATCGTCCCCTCGGGGAAAAATTAGGGAGACTGGCGATTGAAGAGGGGGTGTATATTTAGCGTGACCCCCCTCTAGGGTCTTGAAATAATTTTTTAATTATAATTTTTAATTTAGTTTATCATTTTTATATACCTTTTTATAAATACCTAGAACATTCATCTCTATAATCTCATCTATAGCAGAATCAATTGCTAAAGATTCATCTGCTTCACTAAGTATCTCTGAACTCTTAGTTATTCTAGCTAAGTAAGATAGTGTGAAGTAACCATGATCTTCATCATAAGCATTCCATGTATCAAACTGAGTGAATGGACTAAAAGGATTATCAGTTGTTGTAAGCATTGGTTCTTCCATATATAACACTCCTTCTTATTATATTATGTTAAATCATTTACTTGAGATATGGTTACACCTAATGCATCTGCTATGTCTCTTTGACTATGACCTGCATCTAACATTGATTTTATTCTTGATTCTTTAGAAGGTGTTAACCCTGTTATAGTCTTAGATCTAGGAGTTGCTAATGTCTTTATAGTATCAAGATTAGTGTTAGCTAGTATCTTAAGCAATGTGTTATTACTCACAGCTCCTGCTTGTATAGCTTCCCATTCTTTATCTGTTATGTCAACACGTACCTTATCAGCACCTATACGAATCCTTGCTTTTGCTAATTCTTGACCTTTAATCTTCTTAAGATCAGAAGCATCCATATCAGGATTAGAAGTTTTCTTAGCTTGTATAGCTGAATTAGCTAACAGTTGAGCTTGTCTCTCAAGTGGTGCATTCTTAAGTGCTATGTTTAGTTTACTTTTAAGAACAGATACTTCTTTACTATACACTTTATTAGCAGAAGCAGAGTATTCTATAGGTTTTGTAGACAATGAAGCCTTTCTTGCTGAGTTAGCTAGGGCCTTTAGTTTATTAGCATGAGTTGCATATACTGATTCCATAGGCAATCCAGATGATAATTCAAATGCATTGGTAGCCTCTGCCATCTTAGTAGAGGGGATCTTTTTTAGTATTGGGGTTTCTTTAATAGTACCGTCTTTAAGTTTAGATGTTTTGATGTATGTTTCATTAGTATATTCATATACTTTCTTACCAGCATTGTGATCTACTAATTCAGAAGGTGTCATATCAGATACTCTTTTATCTTTTCTAACTCCAACTCTATAATCAGAAGAAGCTCTAGATATAATAGTAGATGCTCCACCATTAACATCTTGATATTTTTGTTTAAGTTGAGCAATACCATTATCAGTAAATGATTTTTTATAATCTAAATTATGTTTCTCTGCATCTATAACAACCATTGAATGTTTTACAGCTCTACATACTTCATCCATTGGAGCTCCAGCAATAGTCATATCTGTAATTAAATTGGATATTTTTCCCATCTCCATACCTTTAGTTTTAGGTGTCATTTTAGGCATACCTTCAAAGGCTGGATAACTTTCTTTAGGTTCAAAATCTTGTAATCCTTTAAGTGAAGCTGAAGTTTTAATAGTATTTCCTCCTGGATTTGGAATTACTAATCCAAAGTCGCCATCAAAATCTGCACCTGATAATTTTTTAGCAGTATTTGGACTAATTCCAATTGCATCTATAGCATTACCAAGAAGTTTTTTTGCTGTTGGATGGTTATTATTAACAGTTAACGATGGTATTTCAAAAGTTCCACCATGAGGATATCTAATTAAAACAACAGGTTCTCCAGGACGATAGTTTGGAGCATAAACCTCTGTGTCTTTCATATCTGTAATTGGTAGAAAAACATGAATTGCTTGTCTAGGCATAGCTGCTGCTTTTAAATGAACAGCAGATGAGTCACAATCATCAGCAAATGAATCTAATAATTTCTTTTTAATAGCTGGATTAGTTAAAGAACAAATTTCATCAAACTCATCCTTTTTAATAGAATAAGTTAAACCTAATTGTCTTTTTGCTAAGGCTACAGGTTGTTTTGATAGTACTTGTGATGATATATTTTTACTCCATTTTCCCCAATCACCCTCTTCATTTACCTTATTAATAACTGATAATTGGGTATTACCTTTAGAATCTTCATAATGTCTTTGTCCAGTAATAGCTTTAATTGTTGCTCCAAATGGATTATCGGGATCAATTGTAAGATCTGTTTTACTAACAGTTTTTAAAGGTTTTAAAACATCCATTTTAGGAGTATCTTTATGCTTATTAGTATTAAATAATATATCTGTTCCCGCTGGTAAATCATCAGAATACATAGCCATTCCTTTTAAATAATGTGTTCCATCAACGGCTATACGAACTTGTGCATATCTAGATTGTCCTAAAGATATATCTTCGACGCCTCTTCTAAGTTCAATAACTCCATCTTTATCTGAACCACCATCTTCAGTATATCTAATTTTTAACCTATCTGAAGATATACTTTTAGGATATTCTATTGGAAAAAATGTTTTTCCTCCATCCTCAGAGTGTTTATCAATTACCATTTTAATATCTGCTTGCCTCTTATAAATATCTTTATATTCAGTTCCAGGAGGGGCTAATACCATAATGGTTGTTTTCTTATTTCCTCCTGTTCCTAATTGAGGAACCTCGATATTATAAGTTTTATAACCCTCCTCTTCTAATAAGGCAATTGAAGTTTTTAATTTGGTTCTACTAACTCCTAAATATAATTCAGAACCAACTCCAACATCAATAAGACCTCTTTCTTTTACTGAATCTTTAAGCATATTAGCAGTAATATTGGTTATTTCATTTCTAGCTTTAATGCTTGGATCTAATAAAGATCGAAAGGTGGACTCATTTATACCCATTTGTTTTCCACCTGCAACATTACTCATTCCTTGATTTCTTAAAGATAAAGCTAATGCAGTATCCGCTTTTCTAAGTTCCATTTTAGCTATAGATTTCTTAGCTCTAAGTTGTTGAGTATTCATTCCACAACCTTTAGCTACTTCAACGGGACTTAGTCCTTTTTTTTCTAAATTACTAACATAGTTTAGAAAGTTTTTATTTCTTTGAGCTGGGTCATTACCACTTCCCCATGGATATCTTCCTGAATGCCTAGGTGTTCCATAATGAACTATTACTTCTTCATCCATAGATTTAATCTCCAATCTTTAATCTTTCAATTTGTTTATCAAACATTATTATTTTCCCCATAACACTTAATATATATTCTGGTTCTGGTTCGCTAATTAAAACTTCATCTAATTGATATAAGCATAATGTTATACGTATATCTCTTGGATTTATTTCATATTCTAAACAAAATAGAGCAGCATAAATATCTAATTGTTCCATGTGGGCAGGAGTAATCCCTGTTTTAAGATCATGAATCCTAAGCCAATGATTACGAAAAGAAATTGCATCAACTGTACCGAAACAATTCTCTGAATATTTTAATCCAACTTCTGTATCCATCTTAAAACCAATAGCATCGTTAACATATAAATTTAATGTTTTTTTTGTTCTTGATGGAAGTTTTTGATCTAATTTAATACATTCAGATGCAAATGCATGAAGTCTTGTTCCTTTTTGTGCAGCTAAGAATCTGACGTATGCAAGATCTAATTTTTCTTCAGTATAGTTTAACCAACTAAATTTACTAGGTCCTAGAAATGCGTGTTTGCCTTCTATTTCTAAATGCTGATTGAAGTTCATTAAGAATTTCCCCCTTATTCCCTGGATAGATAAAACTAGCATATGACATTTTATTCATTTCATCAACATAATATGCTTGATTTGCTTGGTGTCTAGCTCCTAAATATTGTTTACATTCTAAAACTGCCCATTTATCATTATATAAAATTAATAGATCTGGAATTCCTTGAATATAATTAGGATCATTTTTAAGGACTATACACCCTGGAAATATAACTTTTAAGTCTTTAATAAGTTGTGATTGAAATCCACTTTCTAACATTATTAGACACCTACTTTCTATTTAGTTGTTCGAGCTCTTTTGAATTATTCACAATGCTTGAAGCATAATTAGTTATTATGCCTTTTTTAAAAAGATTATTTGCGGTTTCTGTAGCCATATTATATCTCATTAGAGTATAATATATATTATTTTTTTCTTTATTTAATTCATTTATAAAATCAGCAGCAAGTAATATATTTCCATAAGGATCATAAATATCTGTAACTTTTAAAGATATCATCCTATTAATATGAAAATTCTCATTAACCTGCATTAGACCTTTACAACTTCCATTTCTAGCATTAACAAATCTAGTACTTTCTTTTTCACACATTGCATAAAGTAATTCTGGCAATATAGAATATTTAGGTCCTATAAATTTACAAATGCTTAGTAATGATTCTTTTGTTATTTGACCATTTATAATACTAACATAATATGATTCTTTTTTAATAACGGGGACTAAAGCTTTTTGAACTTTAATCTCCGCCGTTTTCTTTTGTTCTTTTGTGGCTGTAATTAATTTCTTTTGTTCTTCAATAGAGTCAATCAAAATCTTTTGTTCTTTAATCACTTCAATTAATTTATTTTGCTGACTTATTAAATCATTTTTTTGTTTAGAAATTATCTGCTCTGTTTTAAAAAGCATTGTCCCTATGATTATAAATAGCAAAAAATATAATAAAAGTATTTTATCTAAAGTTTTTTTCATTTTAAATCTCCTTTTTTCAAAGAAAAAATAATAAAAGAGAGATATTCACTCTCCTTCTATTATAGTGTATGTTTTTAATGCGAGGATTTTTTTCTTTGAGGTTTATTTTTTAATGGACAATCAAATTTAACTTTTATAGAGTTTAATAGTTTATATCCTGTTTTACAACATATAGGTTCACATTTATCATTTGTAGTTTTAAATTGACATCCTTGTTTACACTTCATAATCTTTTAACTCCTTTATTTATAAAGCTTGTTTCATTAAAATTTTGTTTCTTTTTTATAGCCTGCATAATAGCTACATCTATTGGCGAGTTAGATATTAAATGCATATAATATAAATCTTTGAATGGAGTATTTAATCTATCAATTCTTCCAGCTGCTTGAGTTTTTATTTTATAGGAATAATTTTGAGAATAGAATGCTATTGTATTTGTTAATGTACAATTCCATCCTTCAGCACCAGCTGTGTATTGAACTAAATATACCCATTTTTTTGTTGGTGGTATTGCTTCATGCTTATGTCCATTCCATTCAGTAGTTGGAACTTTTAACTTATTACATAATGATCTTAATAATTCTAGTTCATAGTTAAAATTATAGAATATGATTAATTTTGGATTTTCTTTTATTAATTTACCAATAGCTTCGACTCTTCTTGGATCGCTATTAGTAACTTTTCTTAATAGATAACATAATGCTCCAGCATCTTTAACTGGTTTATTTTCATATATATCCCATCTTTCCTTATTAATCTTATCATATAATGTTTGATCATATTTCACAAATATATTTTTATTATGGGAGATAGTTGGTTTTGTATATTTCATTGGGACTAGTATTTGGTTTTGTAATTTTAGTAATTTTCCTTGTTCAACATAATGATCAATCTTTGGATATTTACAGAATCTACTATATACTACATGTTCTCTTAAAAATTCTGTTCTGTTTTTAAAGAATCCATTAGCAATAAAGACTGGAACATAATCCAGCCATGTATCACCAGGGGTAGCACTTAATAGTATCCATTTATTTTTCTTAGCTATTTTCAAAAATGCTTTAACCCAATTTCCTGAGCCAACAACTCTTTGTTCATCAAATATGAAAAAGGCATTATATACTTTATCATACTTTTTTATATTGTTCCATGAATCAACTGTAACTGGTACTTGACTAACGTCAATATTAGTAGATAATGAAAAGTTAGCACACTCCTTTTCCCACTCAAGAGTATCTCTTTTTCTAGCAGTTGTAATTATGTAAAGGTCTAATGGTTCACGCATTGGTTTATAATCTATTCCAATAGAACCCTTACATACATTAACAAAGTAATATGCTAACGAAGTCATTGATTTACCAGAGCCAACACCACCACAAAGTACAGATCCATTTTTTAATAATTTTATCGAATCCTTTTGATAGTCATATAGCTCAATTGCCATTTAATCCTCCTATCTATTATTCCTCATATTCTGCATCTATATAATCTTTAGGAGCAGCTATACCCATCAATGCAGTATCAGGAACATCGAAATATTTCTGTTCAAATACATCTTCCATAATGGTTACATACATAGATTTAATATATGCCTTTACTCCTGACTTACCATTTACACTCCAATTGTATGGCCTAACTATAAGATCTATAGTTTTAACCTCTACCCAATCTAATATATCAATTGACTCACCGTCAAGAACAGTCTTACCATGACTACTAATCAAAACTATTTTAGGTGGAATATTATCATAAGATACTGTGACTTGAAGATATCCTTGAGGCACATCGTCTTCTTCTCTTGGTTGTAGCCATCTTACATTCCATCCATCACTTTCTAATACTTTAGCAAGGTCATTCTCAATGAATATACAAAAGTTTCTACGACCTGCTGGATTAAACTTACCCTCTTTACCACTAAAATTTCTAAATCCAATTCTTGCATTTTCTATTTCTATATTTTTTTTTATCACTTTATATCTCTCCTCTTAAGTTATTTAGAATGGAATATCCAATTCTTTATTATAAGTATCACTTGAGACAAACCAATCAAAATCATACATTCCAAATTTATAATTGTTAATATTATCAACTGCATTATCACATAAAGATGAATAATATGATCGATCGATATCTTTTTCTTTTCCAAGAACTTTAACCATCTCGGCTTCTAACCATCTATAACCTTTAGCTCCTGATGCTGAATTATATTTTCCATCTTTTTCACGTACAAGAAGTCCACCACCACAACCTTCTTTAATTGGGCAGAATAAACCTACTTTACCAATGAATGTATATGAATGATCATTATCTTTAAGTCCTTCATTCATATCAAGATATAGAGCACTAGTAACTGACTTAGTTTCACACATATCTTCAAACACAATTGACTCTTTTGAAAATAATGTTTTGAATACATATGGCTGAGCAAATTGAGCTCCAGTTGCAGTCCATTTTCCAACATCTTTACCATCTGGGGTCCAACCATATCTAGCAATATATACTGCATCGTTTACTAAGCATAGTTTATCATAAGTTGCTTCATGCTCAAAGTCATATCCATATTTTTTACCAAAATCTGTAACAAACTTAATTATCTCATCATTACCTTCTGGTATTTTAATTGAATCTGTTTTTATATGTGCTACTGTCCATCCTTGTTGCTGAACTGCATGTTTTAGATCAATCATGAATAATGCACCACGCTTAGCAACTATATTATCTATATTACGTGGATCTCTAAATGGATTTTCAAACTTTGCTGATGTTAAACCATAAGCAGAATTAAGAGGTGTTTTTAGTGCATTAGCAAGATCTTTCCAAGTATATAGCCCCTCAGCAATTTTATTTATAAATGGTATTAATTTACCATCCATAAGTGTTTCAAGAGCTTTATAGTCTTTATGTTTTATAGCCATACGAGCTTTCTTTATATCACTATACTTTTTAGTATATGGTCCAAAACAATTCATTAACTCTGCACTTGTTGGATGCATTGACGCTATATCAAGAAGTAGTGCATCTCCATACATTCCTGGCTCACCATGAACATAACCACCTTCACTTACCACTTCACCTCGATATGTGCTTACTCCATTTTCAAATTTATAACCTGGAAACATAATACTAAGATCTGTATATATAAATGAATCTTGTGGATGTTTTTCATTACCAAATACAATTTTTGTAGAATGCATATTGGTTGTATCATTAACTGTTAATCCACTAAGTTCTGCTAGAATTTGTCTTGCAACCCAATCCGCAGATAAGTAATCAAATACAACTTCTGTAGCCTCAACATCATTATTACAATAATCTGCAACCTTATCCCATAATGCTTCTGGAACTTCCTTATCCCATGGTAATCCCATTTCTTGATGATGTATACCTAATTCGATTTCAAATTTCTTTAATCCCTTTTTATTAGCAGCAGATGCAAAATCATATACATCAGTATAAGAAATATTATAAGCCTCTCCAAATAATCCATTACGACTATTATTAATTATTTTTTGTGATAATTCATATAATTGAATGTTTGTATATCCTATTAATCTAGCATACAATATATGATTGTCATATCTTCTACAATTAAAACCAACTAATTTCATTTTAAGTAATGCTTCAATGTCAGAAGATGATGGGTTTATCATTTTAACAGATTTTTTATCCTTGCCTTTTACTTTCCAAACAACTATAAATAGATTAGGATATACCTCAACATCAAAGAATACCAGTTCTTGAGAACCTATATACATATCTTCAATTAATGCTTTTCCTTGCTCTTCTGATTGATATTTCATTTTGTTAACTAATTTGATACAATACATTGCTTGATTACTACTATTATTAGCGAATGCTAAAATTTGAGGACGCATATCAGTTACATCATAACTAAGTCCTGATTTATAAGCATCATCTAAAATCTTGTCTATAAAATCTACACTTGACTTTGTTCCTGGATGTATCTCTTTATTAAGATTTCTTTTTATTATTGTTCTAAGTGCTCTTTCATTTTTTATTCCATCAAAATTTATCATTTTTTCTCCTTTCAAAGGTAGGCCAGAATTAATAGTTGCTACTGGTAAATTGTTGCATTTTGTAAGTTTACGTCTAAGTGCACTATTACCTACAAATACTTTTATCTCAATATTATCTTCATATATTCTACTAAGTCTTGTGGCATCTCCATCATATATATAATGCAAATGTACTCCTTTACCGCCTTTACTTAGTTCTGCATATGTTGGAGGCCAAGAATTAGCTGCCATTATATTTTTTTCATAAGATTTTTCTCCATTTTCATCTTTAAGATCAAAATCTATAACTATATGATTTTCTGGCATTGCAACATAATGAAGTTTTTTAGTATCTAAATCAGACAATATAGTAGTTACATCTATCCATTTTTGCATTGGTGTCTCAGTATCAGTAAATGCATACTGAGCTCTGTTGGTTGCACATATAAGATCGAAAGCTGATTCTTCTTCTTCAAGTGATAGTGCTGATGGAGGTTCTTCAATAGGTTTTTGACCAACACTTGCAAACTTATCCGCTTGGAATTTGTTGTAATAACTTCTTACTTGCTTTCCATCTATACGAGTCATATCATTGAACTCACTAAAATAATTCTTTAACTCTTCTCTAAATTTGTATTTTGGTAATTTAAACTCAACTAAACTTTCATCACAATATTGTTTATACATTTCATAAGCTATAGTTAAGGAAACACCATCTTCTTCTTTAAATATAAAATAATTAGATTCTACAAAATTAAAGAATACATCTGTCTGTAACATCATATCTAAAGGTTTATAATTTGCATAATAATTTTTACCCATAGAATGATATACATCTAAACAATATTGAGCTATCGCTCCAAGTTCAAAATCAATCTGTGCCATTAATATTTCATATCTTTTAGGTGGTATTTTATTACCACTTGGTTGAACATCTATCAATCGTCTAATGATACCAGACTTAGCATCTGTAATCTTAACTGGTTTATTAGTTCCCATGAACAGAAAACAATTTGTCTTAGACATATATGATGCCTTATATTTTTCATTCATAGTCATTACTTCATGTGATATAATAGAATTAAGTTTTGTATTGTCTTCTATTTTACTTAAGTCACCATCATGTTGAATTGCTACTAATGGATTACTCTTAAATACTTCTGTAGCAAATGAATTGTTGTTTGATGTTAATGCTTTAGCTTCAAAAGTTGTGTAGTAACCCTTAAATAGTTTTTGTATGATATTAAGTATTGTAGATTTACCAGAACCCATTGCTCCATATAGAACAATAAATTTCTGAATAATTTTAGAATCGCCATCAATAATAGCACCTATAGCCCATTCAAGTTTTGCTCTTTCCTCTGGAATATATAGGGTACTAATTATTTCTTCATACGCATCTGTGCTACCCGATTCAAGTGGGTATTCTAATCTTTTACTTACATAATCTTCTCTCTTAACTTCATGATTCATAAATGTTAATTTTTCATCTAATGGGTGATAACAATCTGGTTGTTTACTTATATAACTTTTAAATTCGGTCCACATATCTGAACTGAAATCTGCCAATGTTTGAATTGATGTTGGAGTTATTCCCTCGAATTTTTTATTATATTTTATAATCTCATCATCAACTAACTTGGCTACATCATATTCATCAGTGGACCATATTTTATTGTTGTCATCCCATACAGCATAAAAGTCTTTACCTCTTACCATAAGATCTCGACATTTACGTACTCTAAAGTTTGGAGCTATTTCAATCATGCCATTACGGTTCATCTTTTCTTTTATTTCGACGAAATCCATCATAGGTATCCTTTCTTTAGATATTTGTCCTAAGTGTATTAATCTGCCTTGTTACACTTTTGCATAAAATGTTACATAAACTTCTCTATATATATAATTATTTTAAAAGAGTTTATATACAAATAACTCAAAAGTGTAACAAATCATGCTCAAACCCGCACGTAGACTAACTTCGCGAGTTTTCAAAAGTGTAACAAAAGTGTAACATTGTTACAGTAAAGTGTAACACTTTCTTAGTTTTTTATAATTTTTACTTTTGTCCGTACTTAAAAGTCTTTCAAAAGTGTAACAAAATGCGCAAGATGTTACACTTCCTATTAACCTATTTTATAATTCTCCAACAAATAAGCACTCATTTGATACCAAATTTCAACCTTTCTTTGATCCTTCTTAGGACGTCTAAGTGGAAATAAACCTCCGATACCATTCGTAGCATAATCCCTAGCCATCATATTTTCAGTAACATACGTGACATCGCTCATTGTCCAACTATCTTCAAAATCATTATCTCGACATCTCGACAACCCAAGATTCTGCATCATCATCCAAAACCAATGTTCAGTTCTATCTCCATCTTCGGGAGTATACATAACATCCTCATCACAACGAATAGCAAGGGCTAACAGCATTTCTAGAAAACTGCATTCCCTATCTCTATAATTCCATCCAAATTTATCACGTAAGTTTTTTCCATCTAGAGCACGATTGTCATCATTGGGTATATTCCAATAAAATTCTGTGTTATAAAGTTTTTTCATAATAAGTTTATATCCACTAGTTTCAAGAGGTTTCTTTATACCCGCTAATCCACAAAGTATTCTAAAATAGTCTTCTTCATTCCGTATATTACCCACGCGTTTTCTCATATCAATGCTCCTTATTTCTGACCCATGATATCTTGAGAATAGCTTAAGTGTGATCTTACTATTTCATAATCAGTATCGTCATAATCATTACGAATGTATACTACATCTTTTTCTGTTTCATTCTCATCAAAATGATTACTAAAATCATTACCAACAAGGTTATTTGCATTATCTATAATTTCTTCTCTCTCATCTAGTAATACCTCTTCACTTTCATAATATGTCAAGGTTATCTTTTCATAATTCAGACATTCTTCTATAAACTCTTTAGATGAAATTAAGTATGGAACTTTCTCATCATGAGCTTTAGCTGCTTCTTGAACTGTTGATTTAAGAGTTGACTTTAATAAAGACGATTCTGTAGTATATCTTCTTGCAAGTTTATTATATTCAATAACAGCTCCTGGCTCAACATTTAATGTATCATTATCATTTAACTTAGACATTCCTCCAACAATACCTTCAGCTTTCATAGTTCTATTTTTAACCATCATCTTAACTGAATCAATTTCCTCATTAGCAATAGCTTGATATTTAGTCTTAAAATACTTAAAACTACCACCAACCCCTACTGCTAAACCCATTACAAATATACTAATACTTTTTACATATTTCATTTTTATAAGCCCTCCTTGTTCTTTCTTTATATTTGTTCCATAAATATTCTTTTTCTATCTTTTTCTCTTCATTTGTTTTTTCTAATATCATATCAATACCTCCTTAATATCCATTATAATGATTTTGATTACTTCTTCTAGTTTGACTTGATAAATATTCCATATTACTATCTCTAGGTTCTACAGATTTTTCTTTTTTGGCTTTAAAGAATTTACAATTCACAGTAATTTTAGATGACTCAGTTATTAGCTTAACCATCTCAGGACAACATTTCCATACATTTAAATGACTACAAATAGTGCATTCATCCTTCATTTAATTCGCTCCTTTATAATATACTAAATCTATCATTCCACCTTGAACTCCCCTAATGCATATATTCCTTCTATTTCTTTTGAACAAGTATACATCATTAGGTGTAATAATACTAAATATATTAAATACTATTTCATCATCCTCGTCATTAAAAGTATTATCTATTGAATAATATATTAAAGATCTATCAGTATCTCTTATTGGAAACTCAATCTCATATATTATACCAGGAGTAATATTTTTAGCATAATAAGTTCCCCCTATTTCCTTATGACGAATGACCATCTTTAAAGGCATAATGTCTGAAATGTCATATTCAATACTTCCAAAATCATCCATAAATGAATTGTCATTATCATTATAATATATAGAAACAGTTTCCAATTAAATCACTCCTTAAATTTTATCGTACATTACTCCATCTACATTAAAGTCAAGCAATATAGATCTCTCAAGACCATTAACAAAAGCTCTACAAGCTTCTGAATCTGTATCATATATACCAAAATCTATAAAACTATCTCCATTACCTTTTACCCATCCTACAACTGCTCCTGCTTGAGAATGTTCTAATCCAAGCATTTCGTATACTTCATTTAAGAATACATGACCTCTAGTATTTAAAAGATCATTAGCATAACTTTGTTGACATTTTAAAGTCATTAGATTATATTCAGGTGTTTTGCTCCATTGACTAGAACATTCATCAAAGAATCTAGCATAAAGACTTGTAGCATTACCATCTTTGTCTAAAACTTTTACAGTTGTTTTAACCTTTTTTTCTACACCATCTTCGCCTGTCTCGGTAATAGTAACCTTTTCACTGTGCATTCCATAACGGAAATCTCTATCTTTGTCAGCTCCAAGTTCAGCAACTACTCTTTTACGATATCCAACGAAAGCTTCTTCAATTCCTTTATAAGCAGCCATCAAAGCTATATTTCTCTTATGTAGAATCTTATAAGAGCATAATATAGAAGTAATAGACAATATACTAACAGTTACAGAAGGTGCATACAACTTATATAATTCAAATCCTGTTTGACCATAAGCAATTGTAAGATCCTTCCTATAATCTGTAACTGAATATTTTGATTTATTAACATTCTCATTAGCATAATGTATCTTAGCTAATTTTTCTGATGACTCATCTAGAACCTTCTCCACTTTAAGAGTAGCTCTACAAGCAAGAATCGTAGATGTAGCAATACCTAATACCCCTGTTACTATTAATATTTCTGGTGAAAACTTTTTGATTTTTAACCCCGTACGTCCTGTTGCTCTTGAAATTACATTACCTATTTTACTTAAGTTTAATTTTATCATTATTTTGCTCCTTTTAATTTATTATTATGATATGTTAATGTTTCAAAATCCCATTCTTTATTATTGATAAATGTGAATATAAATTCTTCAGGTAATCCCTTTAGTCTAACTCTGATAGATCCTTTTCCATTAGGAAACCATGCATCTACCGAATTATAATACGTTGGAAATAGTGTTCCAAAAAATGTATATATTTGTTTATGTGTCATACTTCCTCCTAATAATAGAATCTTTTCTTTTCCCAGGTTTTATATTTATGCAACACTATGCCGTCAAGATTTTTAGAGGTATTAATGTATTTTTTTATTAATACATTTACCCCTATTTTAAAGTTTTTAAATACTTCACGAACAGCTTTTATAAAATTTGATATTAAATTTCTTAAAGAATCAACTAATACTTTAAACCCCTCAATGATGGCTTTATCATCAATTTTATACATTTGTATCCTCCTAATAATAGAATCTTTTCTTTTCCCAAGATTTTTGAGGTTTCTCATAATCTAATTTAAATAAATTATGTTCATCAACCATACTTAAAAGATCAATATTAGACATGGGTTCGACTAGTGGTTGTATAGCTGATAATATACTATCTATAGATTGTCCACTAATCAAGGCCAAATTATACATTGAATCCCATTGTTTTTCAGTATATCTAGAAGCTGTCATTATTGGACTTACAACTGTTATATCTGTCTCATAGGCCAGATCAAAAATTTGCTTTTCATATTGTAATTGCTCATCTTCTATAAATTTTATTTTTCCTTCCTCTACAAGCTTTATCATTTCTTTAATTAATAGTGATTTACAACTTCCTCTACCACCCATAATTATTATTTTAACCATAATATCCTCCTATTATAATTCTATAACCTTAGGCAAATCCAATAAATAACCGTTCCTTACACGAATTGTTTTAGCACTACTAAGGTCATCCCAACCCCATTTATTATCTGTGAAATTGCTTGTAATGCCAACAAGATCATACAAATCAGCAACACTAGCAAGCCCATAATCAATGGTGAGATCTACAAGATGACTGAGTACTTCTTCTGCTTCGCCTTTAGTCTCAAGTATAATATCATCAAAATTATGACGAGCTTTATTCTGATTAGAGATTGGTTTTCGTGAAGAGTTATCAGATCTATTATTATATGCTTTGTCATAAGATACATATGATTTACCACTAACACTATTACGTCTAGTTCTTCTACCAGAAGTCGTTCCAAATATGGTCATTTCAAAGCCATCTTTAAGAGCATCAAATCCACCTGTAATCATATCATATAAAGTACCTTTAGCTGCAGGTATAAGTACCTCAATAAACATATTGGTAAATACACTATTAACGCTATCTCCATCTAAGAATATATCTGAGAATTTTTTACCTAATCCTTTTTTTTGTTCTACTACTTTACCAGTTATTACCTTCTCTACTTTCTTTATAGGTTCCTCTTTACTAGTTTTCGAATTAGATGGTAAATCTATAGTTATATTTCTTGTTCCTGGCCCATCTAGACCATCAACCTTCATCTTTACTGCCGCCATGTTAATTTCTCCTTTCAAGAAAAACAAGATGCTAAGTTTTCCTTAACATCAGTCTTTATAATTATATAATAGTTTCTTTTTGGTCTTTAGCCATATCACTTATACTCTTAACTGCACTAGTAATTTTCTCCTCAGCATATTTAGTTGCAATATCTCCAATAATGCTAGAAAGCACAATAACTCCTGCTAAAGTACATACTCTATTAAGTATCTTACTATTACAAGGGGTTGTCGCCTTTACTGCATTACTAATTATATTACCTACTCCTATACTGATTACAAATCCTGTTACTGCTTTAATTGCTTCAAGTTTTTTCATGGTTTAACTCCTTTCAAAAGCTAAATTATTCTAATCATTCATTATAGGCTATGTTATTTATGCGAAGCGAAAAAGAAAGTTGTATGTAACAACCCTCTTTTGTAAGCTAATTATTTTCTTCTGATTCTTCTCTATCACTTGTATTATCAACTTCTATCTCATCAACCTTTAATTTATTAAACACTACTGCACCGACTATTGATCCTGCAACAACGCTTGTTAAAATTATTACGTTTCTTAAAACTTTTTTGTTAATAAATTTCATAATAAATACCCTCTTTCAAATTTAATTCTTCTTCATTATACCATGTGTAAATTCTGCGAGCTAGCATTCAATTAATTTGCCAGGAAGTGATATCTTTTGTTTTAGTCCTATACCATACCTTTTATTTTGTTTTTTAAACTGAAATATCATATTACTTCTAGCTTTTTTCTCTGATATAGCATAGGTTTCACTTTTCCATTTATTCATAATACATTTATCAATTGAAGTAGCTATAACAGGACCTTCGTAGGTATAATGTTTTTCATTTTCGTATAGTTTATCTAAACTTCTCATTTGTTTGCTCCCCCTTATTATCTATATCTAGGTTTAGCCTCAAAGGTACAAGTTATACATGCCTCATCAAGTTCAGTTAGGCAAGTACTAAAGTCAATATCAAATATACCGTCTTTATTAATATCCCATCCAAGTTTTCCGCCAACGGCAATTGGATCTAAACCCATATAGTCATATATTTCATTTAAAGTTATTTCGTTATCAGTTCTTAATGAGTAGTTAATGTCAATTACAGCTTTTCTTAATTTATCAACAGATGATTTAAAATACCTACCAGAAGATACATCTAAACAAATAGTGTCTCCATTACCAGTAATTATTATTGTTTTATCATCTCTTTTGGTATTACTAACTCTATCCTGAGCAATTTCATCTCTTATTAATTTAGCTTTTTTTTCACCTATCTTTTCGATAATCTTAGCTTGATATTCTTTTAAGGCTGTTTCGGATAAGAAGTAAGCACTTGTAAGAGCTGCATTACGTTTTGTATTTATTGTGTTACCACCTATTATACTAGCTATAGTAGCACTACCCATAATGAATGGTGGGATATAACAAGTCCATACAAGTTTAAATATCTCAAATTTTGTTAGATCAAGTTCTTCCCTTTCAAGATTAGTTCCTACATCTGGGTTATCTTCCCATACTCTTTCCCTTCTCCATTCTTCCTCTTTAATAAGTTGCATAGCTTTAGGGGTTGCTCGAACCGCCATAAACGCCGTTCCAACTACACCTGTTATGCTTGATATCATTAGAAGTGTTGTACTGTTCTTTCCAAAAAATACTTTAATAGATTTAACATTTGGCATTTTCATTTGTTATTTCTCCTTTCAAGAAAAAAATTTAATAATTAGTGAGTTCTTAAGTATCTTACTAGTACCCAAATAAGCCACATTCCTCCAGTTGCCATAGTCATTATGAAATCAAAAACCATGTGTCCAAAAGTGTATTTTTTCATAGCAATTTCTCCTTTCAAGAAAAATTTTATTATATGATATATTATAGTCACACAAAAAAGAAATGTATGGGAATCGAACCCACGACATCTTGACGAATCAAGTGCTCTACCAACTGAGCTAACATCTCTTTCATTATACAGTGTGTAAATTCTGCGAGGGCAAAAAATTAGAAGTAGTTTCTTAACAGACTTACTTAAAGGCACCACTCGGAGTATACTGATTCAACTCCACCAGTAGGTATAGATCTCGTCCATACACCTTTAAGTATCTCTACTTCTATTATACGGTATGTTATTCCTGCGTTTTTTTATGAATATGATCATCTAGTTCTGGACGTCGTTGCATCATTGTTATAGCTGCTGCAGCATTCCACATAACAGCTGATAAATGATCTTCATCTTCCCAACCATTACCAGCCTTAAGAGCATGTCTTATCATACGGTTTATACAGTCTTTTACACTAAGGCCATCCTCCCAGTTACGATCTCCGTATTTTTTAGCACCATCCTCATACCATTTAGCTAATGCTTCTATGGCTTCATAAGGTAGCAAATCGAACCTTCCACGTCCATCATTTGATTCACGTTTGGCTCCAGCTTCTGTTTTTTCCATATCTCCTTGTCCTGTTAACATAATGGTTCCTCCTTTGTAAATTGACAAAAGAAAAAGCCTAAGCTTTCTCAGGTTTATCTGTAATAACATTATCACTTATCAATATACAGCTATAGGTATCTGAATTTAACCCTTCTCTGAATATTGCAAATGACTCTTTATTATTAGCATTTAAATCTAAAATTTCTTTAACTTCTTCTAAATTAATAAATCCTCCATTTTCTACCCAACTAATAACACTTTTCCCTGCAAATTCATTAACTAATTTATCTTTACTTATTAATGCATGTATAATTGCTCCTGTTACAGCAGCTCCTACAATACAACTAACAAATATAATCTTTTGTTTATGTTCTTTACAGAATATTTTAATGTCTTTCATTTTAATACCCTCTTTCAAATTTATTTCATTATAGTGTGTGTTAATTATGCGAAGAGAAAAAGAAGAGTATAAGCTTCGAACTTACGTCTCTCGATTTCTCAAGTGCTCTACCATTGAGCTATTATCTGGTAACCCAGTTTCTTCTTTCATTATAAGACATGTTATTCCTGCGAGGGCAAAAAAGAAGGACATGTGCTATACACGTCCCTTGATTAAGAAACTCGCTAACTTAGTTGTTATAACATGACCATGTTCAAAACCCATCACCACAAACGCAATAGCAACATTTACACCCGCAACCACTAATACATCTTTACTAATAAAGTTTGGATTTTTTACATAACCCCTTCCTTTTTTTAGCACATCTAAATTAGTATTCATCGTTGTATATTCTGTTGTACTTGCCTCTATCTGTGACATTGCTTTTCGCACTCTTTTTATTTCAACCTCATCCTCGTCAATTTCTTTCTCTTTTCTAGTGAACAATTTCATATTCCTTCTCCCCTTTCAAGATTATTCATCTCACTATAGTGTATGTTATTTATGCGATATGAGAAAAAGAAAGACTATGTTTAATCTCTCTCTTTATTACACTATATGTTTAAATTGGCATTATGACTGATATTTAAAGTTAAAGTAGATTTGGTACTTAGTTCACTTAAGTCCTTATCAAGTACTAACCTATAAATATCTTTTTGAGGATCACTAGTATCCATCAAGAAAGTACCGTCCTTAACCTTATTATACTGTGCAGAACTAATGCCTATGATAACTCCTAAGAATATATCAACAGCAGTTATAGTTCCTACAATTTGCTCACCATAGGGGAATCCCCATATACCAGATAATGCAAAGTATAATGTTCCTAAGGCTGGTAAGAAATATTGAGCTAACCATTTTAATAGATCGTATGTTTTAGCCTTCATGATGTTTTAGTTTCTGATGTATTATTAGATATCTCAGCAGCTTGCTGTGTACCTGTTACTAATTCATCAGCTATATTATTTTTTGCAGTCATTGCTATAGCTTTAATTGCCTCTTGTCTAGCTTGTTCTTTAGAGTACTCTTTAAGTTTGCTAAATGTATACTGTACAGCTCTTGCTATATCTTGTTCACTTATAAATATTTTAAATATCCCAGGAATCAAATCATAAGCAATTTTCAATACAGATTTGAACTTTGCATCATTACTATATTCTAGCTTTTCAGCCGAGTTTATTAGTATTGGTATAGAGGCATATACCTCTTGCTTCTTTTTATTTAACAAGGCTATAAACAATCCAATTAGAGAAAATAGTAGAGTTATTAATAGACCAGAATTTGCCGTTACAAAATCATAAATTTGATTATACATTAATATCATCCTTCGTTTATATATTTACTCTTATAAACAAGATAGAAGAGTATTCTTGCCAATTACATAATCATTATTTAAATGTTTATTCATCTGTTGTCTGCCAACAGCGTCGTAAGTCTCTCTATAGTGTGGTGGAGTATTAGGATTAGCATAATTATTATCTATTCCTATATGAACCATTGTTTGAAACCATCCTATTACGGGATTCACACTACCTGGTCCAAGAGCAACTCTTGATAAAGCCTCCATTGAGTTAATACCAAGATCCCCATCAATAATTAGAGAGTGTCCATCATTATTTTTGAATCCACCAGCGTTTAAAGCCCTCTGTAATAAAGCAGATGGACTTTCAGCAGATCCCTTTGGACTAGTGGATGGTTTAGATGGAGTTGTTGAGGTATAATTTATATACGGGCATTTACACCAGTTAGTCCAAGGTGTTCCGCCCTTTAAAGGTGTTTCAATGACTCCAAACACAGTTCCATGAGCTTCTATTACTTTTCCTTCACCAATATACACTCCAATATGTCCTGGTTTGCATACACATAATCCAGGAATATCTGGCATAGTTGCAATTGAACCCTTTATCGTAGCAATATCTAACATGCTATCTGCACTGGCATCGCTCGCTCCAGCGTAGTTTACACCTGTATCCCAATAGTAAGCCTTTATTAAACCTACACAATCTACGGTTCTTCTACCTACCCAATTGTTCTTTATAAAGTCAAAGTAGTTACCTACTCCTTGAGGGTACTGTCTAACCTTAGCTGCAAATTCATCAGGGGTTAGAACCTTTCCAAAAGTCCCCCATACATATCCCCATTTCTCAGCTAATGCACGTTTAGCAAAAACTACTAATCCTTCATTTGTATACATTAATAAACCCTCCTCTATTTTTTTAAACCTATTAATTGTGGTGCATATTTTGTAAATAGACCATAAATGGTATTAAATAATATTCCTGCTCCTATAAGCCATAAACCCCATATTTGCATTCTTTTCTCTTTAGCTAAATCTTTCTTATCTAGAGCAGCTTGTTTATCTGCTTCCTTTTTATCATCTTCTATTTGTTTCTTTTCAGCTTCTTTTTTATCTGCAATATCTTTAAATCCGCCAACTACCATATCTTTAATTTCTTTATTAGTTATAGCTAGGGCCACTTTACTTTCTTTATCAGCAATAGCCATTAAATTTTGAGTATCTTGAATACTCTTCATAGTGTATTTGGTTTCAGTATGTCCTTCTTTGATTTCTGAAACTATCTTAGTTATCTCTTTAGTATTTTTTTCTCCGGCATCAATATCTTTTTGCATTCTTAAAATTGTCTCAGACATTGGACATTTTCCATCCTCTAACATTCCACCATCCCCTATATGTCAAATTGATGCCTATAGGAATATGTTTCTGTCTATCCTATAAGCCTTATTATGTCATTTTAAGATTTTTAAAGATTAAAACCACCACCACCAACCCATAAAACGGGTCGCCTCCTTTGTTACCATCCCATCCCTTTTATTGGTATGCTACCATTTTGATTTACTCAGTCTTGTCTAAATTTATAGTATCTGCTACAGTTTCTACTGGTCTAGGTTCTATCAATAGCTTAAGGGCTATTGTAGTGTCGTACTGTTCCTGGTTTATTCTGCCTGCTGCAAATGCTGCGTCAATCTGCGGATAATTAAAGTCTTTTGCCGCTCTCTCTTTGATTGCTTGGTCATATAGTGGGCTTTCGGGCGCCACTATTTCAAAGGTCCTAGTCCCATCTAAATAGATCATTCTTGCATAGTTACCTACTCTAAAACTATAAAAAGCCATTTTATACCCCTCCTGTTACTTCTATTACATAATTTTGAAA